TGTAAATATACATTGGATTATATAAACTCTTTAGATAAAAAGGAACTAGATAAAAATAATAATAGAACAAAATTTAAATTAAATTATGATTTCTAAATACTGTGTAGAAATTTAAATTTTTATAGTAATTTTAAATTTCTAAATATTATATATAAGGAATTCTATATGGAAATAGATAATATAGATACTGGTTTTTTATATAAAAATGGAACATATGGAGAGATCGGGAGAGCTAAAGTTATTCCATCACTTCCAGCAATGGCAGGGACCACAGCCATTGATGATGTGGTCCCAAGATTTTTTATCTCATCAGGGGCGTTTAAAACCAGATTAAGTGAATCATCTGATATTGGGATATGGTATACAACATTAGGTAATGGTGCTAAAATAGATTGGAGTCCTGTAACAAATCCAATCTTTGCTGATGTTGATATACCCACCCTTACCGGTATTATTAAATATAATTTAAATGAAAATATATCTATATTGGGAGGTATTAAACGGGTAACTATAAATAAGGACTCATCTCTCCAATTACCACTAACCCCAATCCCATTTGCCCAATATAATACTGTAGACTATATATCGGACACCGGATTAGTGTAATGGAGCAAGCTATCAAATAGAATCTATTGGTCTACGTCTTGATTTTTTTAAAGAAGACGCAGTAACTCTGTCGGTTCCTATGAATTATACATTAACAAATGTAGCAATGACAAATGTAGCAATGACACAAGGTGACGCAATAGTTGGTATAGGTGACGCAATTACAATAAAGTTCCAATCAGGAATTGTGGCAGATACATTATTATATGGAAGCATTCGCATCTCGAAATGGAAAAATAATCAAGTTAGTTTACCACTTCCTCTTCCTCCTCCTACTCAAGCAGTAGTAACTGGTTTTGAAGATAGTAAATATTACACTCTTGGTATTGGGCATATAATAAATAAAAACGCATCTGTATCCATCACTTTAGCAAATGACCCAAAAACAAGTACTGGTAATGTAAGCGAATTATCCCCAACAGGTGATACTAGATCAATCAGTATCGGGACAAAAATTAGAATAAATGATAGTATGAAGTTGAGTATTGGTGGCACATATGCACGTATTAGCGATGTTACAACTGGGGTATATAACGCCACTTTAAATAACAGCAGTATTACATCTTTTGGAGCTAAAATTAATTACACGTTTTAAAAGTGTAATTATAAACCATACTTATCCAAAAACTCCTTATCGGTTAATTCTGTATCATTATAGTATTTATATTTAATTAAATACTCCATCATCTTTTCTAAATTTTCAAGTGAAGCATTTAATTTGTAAATCTCATTTGTTAAAACATTAAATAATAAATAATTAAAATCTGCCGAATGCGTTTTTAAATACATATACATATATATGGCAATTTGTAAAAAGTGTTCACTTCGCAACACTTTAACACATTTTATTTCCCAGACATTTTTATTATCGATGCAATCTACATAACCAATTAATTCTCTATTTAATAACTCTTTATAATTTTCGGTTTGAATTTTAACCTCATAAACCCCATTTCCACTTATTTTCTGTTTTAAACGATTAATAGATAACTTGAGATTTTCATCAGACAACCAATTGTAATCCTTTATTTGATTTAATTTAAAAATATAACCCGTTTTATAAGAATTCCAACGGTTGGCAATGTAAAGCAATGTATTGGGGGTTATGCTTAAATTACTAAACTCGTCCCCTTCCCCTCCCACTCCTTCTTCATCCTCATCATCACTATCTGGTATAAAATCATAATCGGTTATTTTACCCCTTAATTTATCCAAAATACTTATATTTTTATTTTTTATATGTTCAAAATAGGTTGGTATAGCAATACCGGTAATTTCAGATACGCTTTCAATACCATATTGTCCCTCTATTTTTCTAGGTATATTTATAAAAGTATCTTCGTCTTGAATTTTTTCTTTTGAAAAATAATTTAAACAGTTCTTCATAACCTGCGAAGGTAGATGTTTGGTGAGGTCAGTAACAGATGTTTTAAAACTCGTTTTATTTATCTTTTTAGAAACACTCACGTGATCATTTACAACAAGTTTACAATAAGTGGACAGATCCTTATTTAAAAAGGGTAAATAATTGTTTTGGTAATGATGAATTAATAATAAATGTTCACTGCTGCGTGTGCACGCAACATACAATTCATTGGGACAACTATACGGATTCTTATTTTTAGCGTAATATGTAAAATAGGATTCATCAAAGTTAAACACTATAACTATTTTCCGTTCTCGTCCCTTAACCTGGTGAAAAGTGGAGAAAACCATCTTACCCATTAATTCTCTCTTATCTAATTCTTCAGCATCTGAGTTTGGAACAAATATAGGAATACCACTGTTAGATAATTTATTTGCTAACTGTCGTATAGGTGGATCTGTTTTAGCCCCACTTTTAACTGAAGGTGCTAGGATAAAAAAATCTTCATATGTATAACCCACTTCTAAATAGTCCATAATTTTATTAAACAATAGTCGGGGATTAAAACTGTCGGTTATAATATAATTAGGAACAGGCCCTTCTGTTTTGGAGATCATTCTATCTGAAAATAATAAACACTTGTTTACAAACTCTGATTGTTGCTGTGTTAAACGAAATGTGGTTGATAAGTTTAATGTTAGCCAATTCTTACCATTACCATTAAATAACACGTCAGCAAATTTTAGATAACGCCAGTCAGAATCATTCCATTTGTTAATACACTGGTTCTGGTCCCCTAGTATACATAGATTTGCTTCTTTCGCATTATTATTAATAATTTTTTGGATGAGTGTATAATACAAGTGGTTTAAATCCTGAACTTCATCCACAATTATAATATCATATGAAAAGGAATTTAGGGGAACCAGGTTTTTTTGAACAATTTTAATTATACCATTATCATCATACGCTTTATTGTAGTAATATTTGACACAGAAAGAATGGAAACTATGGGTTTCAAGATTCGTAAGATTTAGAAGCTCGGCTTTTTTCCTGGAATCTATTTTTAAATCTTTATTGTAAGTTAGCAATAATATAGATTTATTTCTATATTTTTTAGCAATGTGTAAATTTGTGGTCGTTTTACCACTACCAGCAACCGCATCAACTATAATATTATTACTCTCTATATTATCTATAATTTGGATTTGTTCTTGGGAGGGGTTTTGAAGAAGCATATTTAATATAATTCAGATGTCTTTAAGTTTAACCACTCTAGAATAATTTTCTAGAATCTGTGATTTATCCACGGTTAGCCACATTTTCTTACAAAAAAGGAACATATTAATAGCCATAATTCCATAGGTAGATGATAATCTAAAATGCCCTGTTCACAAACCCGATTTATAATTAAACAAACCGTCCAGACCGCGTTTCTAACACTTGGATCCGTGTTATGATGGTTGGTTAATGACCAGGTTTGAAATGAGTATTTTATGTAGGTATAAATAGTTTTACATACATCATCATTCAATCGATACGAATAATATGTTTCATAGGGATCTTCTTCGTCTAATGTAGAGCATATTCGTTGGATTCTATCTATATAAAACCTGTTTTGTAAAACACCCAACATTATTAGGTTTGATATCATTCTCTGTTTTTCATAATAATTTTTGGTAAATCCTAAACATATTATTTCTAGAGGGGTTTCGCCACGCTTATTATAAACATTTAGATCACAGTTATTACTCGTTAAGTAACTTAATTTTTTATCTATATCAGTATTATTATATCTAAATATACACCATAATAAACAATGTATTAAATAGTCTCCATCTTTGTTAACAGGTCTATGTAGATTTGATCCATTACTAATTAAATTATCCATATTTTTAATGCTGAATCCTTTTTCCACTGAAAATTCTTTTTCTAACAAATTTTGGATTGATTCAAACATTATTAATATTTTTTATAATATATATAATGTTTGAATCATATTTATTATAAACAGCCCGTCCAGTAAGTTAGGAGCCTTGATGGTTTTTACACGTTAAAACAACTTCTTTCTTTTCTAATACTGGAAAATCTGTATTTGTAGGATTAGTGTCTTCTAAAATATCAACCGCATATAGGTATAGGTGTTAATGAATTGTAAGATTTTCAAATTATCCCGGTGGTATAATTATCATCAAATAAATCCTTATTTATTTTTAAATCATTAACCCCCACCTGTATTTAATCTTTGTAGAAGGTTTATAAAAATATATTTATATTTTAAATTAATTATCAGTCCACCAGTTAGGTGTTAAATAGGGAGGCATTTGTTGCGATTGGGCGATTGGCATCATCGATGGTCCACTTGCTAAATTACTATTTAATTCTGGGTAGGATATGTAATAATCATAGTATTTTATGTTAGACATATAACCACTAAATCCTTGGAACGCATTTATGTAGACATCACCATAATTTTGTTTAGGCAAACCATCTAACTCCTTACTTTTAACAACATTGCCATTCACATATACGTCCATTATTTTTTGTTTAATACATACAGCAACATTAAACCACTTATTTAAAGGTATATTATCTACATCTACAAATTCATCTATTTTTTTAAATGTATTCATATAAACCCTAAGTTTATTATCCTTTGGGTGTAACCATACTCCTGGACCTCTTAACGGCCAGGCTTTTTCATTACCTTTATGGAATACGTGTTTCCATTCCCCATTACGATATGACCAATCATCCACAAACATCCAGAAAACATACGAAAATTCTAAACCATTTTCTTCGTTTTTAGATCTTCTTAAAGTTTGTGCTCCATGTTTAGAAGGGTCTTGAAGAATTACCATTCGTTTCTTAGCATCTTTGGTACCGTTTAGTAACCATATTTTTGATGATTTATAATCTTTATAATTTTTAACGATTTGTTGTCCTATGTAAAGGATAAACATAATTAATACAATGGCTATAACAGCTTTAATTATCATTCCCATCGGACTATTATTTGACATTAAAGCGTTCGTTCCAATTGAAGCATTTTGTTTAATAAAATCCATTATAATATATATATATATATTTATAATGGGATTTAGAATAAAAAATCTAAATAAATTTATCCCAAATGACCAGAAGCAGATACTCCTTCATCATTTAGAGATGCGGAAACACTAATATTTAATTTAATATTAGGTTTAAGACTTGCTATTTTATCATACAAACTGATTGCTTTATAACCAGCATTATAAATACCGTATACATCACTTGGGGATAAAGCCTTATTAAAATATTTAAATTCGCTTAAATCTCCTTTAAATCCACCATTATCGGTAATATGTAAATCATCATCGTTAAATTTGGGCACTTCTTTATAAGCACAACTTCTCTTTAATTTACCATTTACATACACATCCATAGTTTTATTGTGCATTACTAAGATAACATTTACCCATCTTTGAATTGGAATATTTACAATATCGCAATTTTCTAATGGATTTAAATTATCTATATTTAATTCCGGATTCATACTTGGACTGTCTTTATAATTTCCTTCACACGATTCCCTCCCTTTATGTTGATCTAAAGTAAAACACCAGTCACCTTCGGGTTTATCGTTAGGGTTTCTACAATAATTATGATCTCCTATATCTTTATTCGGATAGTTTTCTTCATTAAATCCGTGTTTATTGGGATATTGTGCCATCCAATTTTGACATACTTTACCAGATTTGGTTGTGCTTTTATTTGATAGTCTGTTATGCGTATCAACTCTAATCATTAAATTATTATCTTTGGGGTAAAGCCATACACCTGGGTTAACGTATCTAGCATCTCTAGGTCCTTTATGGAAAATATGTTTAGGTTTATTAAATTTATAGTCCCAATCATCTATTTTTAACCAAATAGAATAGGAGTAATCATATCCAACCTGCGATTGTGTAATAACTTTATTTTTAAAATATTGGTAAGAGTTTTTATAGGATTCTTTTCCATCTTTATCAACATCTATAATTAACTCACCCCGCCTTGGGTATTTAATAAGATAGGGTTGTTCGATTGATTTATTTTTAAAATATTTGTATACAGAGTATATAATAAAAATAACTATTAAAAAACCTATAGAACCAGAAATCATAGCAAAAGCATTATTGCTTTTGATTTTTTGAAAGTCTATATTTAAGGGATTTGCCATTATATTATATTATAATATAATATAATTTTTTCTTAACATTCTATTAATTAAATAATTAATTATCTAATGAGGCAGAATTATCTAATGAGGCAGAATTATCTAATGGGGGCAGAATTATCTAATGGGCAGAATTATCTAATGGGCAGAATTAATCTAATGAGGCAGAATTATCTAATGGGGTAGAATTATCCAATGGGGTAGAATTATCCAATGGATCCGAAATATTATCTATACCCGCCTGATGTCCATTTACTGACATATTAATATTGAAATCTACATCTAACGCCTTCTTATATTTATTTACCAATCCAACCAGATCTGGATACATACGTGGTTTAGGACCCCCTGAATAAATATCAGCTATATCTACATGATTTAAGCTTTTATTGTAATATTTTAGTTGGGTGATCATACCAGCAAATCCTCCGTTCTGCGTTATCCACAATTGTCCATTGTTTTGTTTAATATTACTTTCGATTGTTTCAGTGCTTCTAAGTGAACCATCTATATAAACTTCAGTAGCTTGTTCACTTACTACTACACCAACGTGAAACCAGCGACCTAAAGGAACATTATCGACATTATTTGACATCGTTTTATCGTGGATCATATTTTTATTTTTGGAGGGGTTCATCGATTCATATGCATATTTTTTCTCCATAGTTCCAATTTGTAAATTTTGATTACTATTAGCATTAATAATGGATTTATCCACATTAATTAATTTATTCTGGTCGTTAATATCTGGAAATTTGGATATTTTAACATATGAATCATCTTTTATATTTTTACCAGCAAATGTAAATCCTTGACAAGTATCATTCGCATCACACCAAGCTTTACTTTTATCTAAAGTGGTATTTTCTAATTTATTGCTTAAATTATCGGCCACAACTGATGGGTATACCATATTTTTATGATAGACATATTGTTTCCTTTTATTTTCCCGATCAAACTTAACAAATAATTTATTTTCAGTGGGATGTAACCATATACCCGGTTGAACAAAATTTCCTTGTTGGTCTCCTTTATGTAATACGTGTTTCCATTCACCATATTTATAGTCCCAATCACTAATATATAACCATACACTAAGGGTATACCCTGTTCCATCTTTAGGAAGTGGTACAAGTTGATTGCTGTGCACACTTGGTTTTTTAGAATTTAATGGTTTTCTAATAAAAATGGGTTCCAATGTTTGTTGTTTTACGATACTTTGGTATTTATTAAAAAATGAATAACCTATAAAAATAATTAATAAACATATTAATATATATTTAGTATTTGGATTTTCTCTAATTTTATTAAGCATTTCTTTATATATATATTATAAAGAAATTTAATAATAATTAAATTAATTAATTTATTTATTATTAAGTAGGGCCTTTCTTAAACAGACTATACACATTATTATAACCAATAATGTCGTACTTTTTAACAGGAAATGTATAATAATTAAATCTAGATATAGTACCATTAAATCCTCCATATGGGGTTATTTTCATCCCTAATTTTTTATCATTTTTAGGAATATTTGTTAAGTATTGCGAATTTGACAAGTTGCCATTTACAAATATATCTAAAACTCTATTGTTTAATACTATAATTATATTAGTCCATTTTTGCAGTGGAATATTTTCGATAATAGTATTAGTTCCTTTTTTATTATTATATGTAGGTGTGTTAATCACAATATTGTTTGTATTTTTAGATAACCATGCTGAACAGTTGTCCCATATAAAAATATGTTTGTTGGTGTTGTATTTATAATTCCAGTCATCAATATAGACCCAAAAACTTAATGTCCAACTTAATCCCACATCATTTTTTTTTATAAACTGTTGTTTATCTATATTTTTTAATAATCTAGCATTTTGAGAATGTTTAATAAGCACACTTTGATAATTATTTCGCCATCTTCTATATAAAATATACACTATTATAAATAAAACGACCAGAATTATATATTTATTAATCATAATATTATATAGATATAAATTATTATGATTAATGATTTATCCATATAATATTTTTAATCGACGCATTCGCACTAGAATGCCACGGATCTGAAATATAAAAATAGCTCATCCCCTCCATTCTATTTTTATTAATTGTTAATAGTTTGGTATAATTAATTGCCCCAGAAAGTCTTAATGTAAAGTGATCTTCGATTATAGAAAGTTTAACGTGTGTTTCGCGATTTAAAGGAAGTTCTTTAGGAATAGTGAATGAAAAATTGGTGTTCGATGTGCTGTTAACGATGTGTAATTTTGTAGTATTAGGCTGAAACCATATACCTGGTGATCTATCTTTTTTATTTATAGAAGAATGTATAATATTGGTTAATTCTGCTTGTTTACCTTTGGGAATAATTGAAAACATTAATGTATAATTTTTATTAATTTTAATTTTTTTTGATAAATTATTTTTTTTTAATCTGGTATAAGTGTTACCAATAATATTATAGTATTGATTATGATGTAAATCAGTCTGTTTTAAATGTAAAGTATTAGAACAAGTGGATTGAGCGGTTTTAATATGGTCTTTCAAATCGATATGTTTTTTAGCAACTTTATTGTAAATACCACCAAATAAATTTGAATTTAGGGGATGACTTTTATATTGGTTTGCTATACTTCCAGCGTTTAAATATTTTGGGAAATATGCTAACTTAGTTAATTTCCCATTAAAACCACCAAAATTATTAACGTGTAAATCTCCGTGGTTTAATTTAGGTAAATCTTGTAGAACGTGACTCTTATCCAATTTTCCATTAACATAGAAATCTATTGTTTTATTAGATACGGCTAATCCGATATGATTCCATTGGTTAAGAAGCAAATCTTTAATTCTATATTTATTGGTTGCCTTTGTGGTCTGTATAAAAAATAACATATCATTAATGGATGGATCTAAGAATACGGCTGGACAACAATGGATTGGGTATAATTCTAATCGACCCTTTGTGAAGATGTGTTTTCGTTGATTAAGTTTATATTCCCATCCATCAACATAGATCCAAAATGTCCACGTAAAGTCATATCCATTTAAGGGTTCAAATAATAAATTTTTACTAATAGTAAGAGGGGTTTTAGATAGTTTAGGTTTTAAAAAAAAAGTGGGATTTTCTAGAGAATGTTTACGATGTTTTATAATTACAAAACTAATTATGCATATAATTATGATTATAATGATTATTCCTAGAATTTTTTTGGTTCTATAATCCATTTTACTATATAAATTTTTAATAGTATCCATATAATATATATATATATATATTATTCTAATAGTATTATTCTAATAAGAATTATTATTCTAATAGTATTATTCTAATAAGAATTATTATAATCCAATTTTATCACTAAATGTCTTTTTACCGTGACAATTTCTACATAATGCTTGTAAATTATCGATATTATTTGTCCCACCTTTATATAGAGCTAATTTATGGTCTATTTCATATGTATGGTCTAATGTTTGTTTACAGTGATAGCATATCCATTTTTGGTTAGACGCTACGTATTTTTTAGTTGAATCGGTTATGTTTCGTTTAATAATAGGATTATTAGGATTATTATTATTCAGATTATTAGGATTATTATTAGGATTATTAATAGAATTATATTTGTATGAAACAATGGACCCGATAGAAAAGAGTAAAATGATTATATTTTTTATTTTATTTATTTTTTTAAGATAGCGGTGTATTACATTCAGGTATTGCGATGAAAAAAGAAGCAATACTATAAATATTATTTTATACATATATATTATAGGTGTATATAATAATATGACAATACCCCTTATTATACATCAAATATGGTGGCAAGGAGAAAATAATATATCCAAAATACATAATAACTATAGAAATACTTGGATTAAGAAACATAAAAAGTGGAAATTAATACTGTGGGATCAGGTAAAATTTGAAATTCTGTTAAGATCTATAAAAAATAATTTTTATACCACGCTATATTCTAAATTACCCTACACAATACAAAAAATTGATTTTGCCAAATATATAATTTTGTATTATTATGGGGGTATTTATACAGATATAGATACTATATGCGAACGACCTCTAGATTCTTTATTAGAAAAATATAAATTTAATCTAATCGTATCAAAAATAACCGTGTATGAATTGATAAACTATAAGTTAATAAATAATGGCATAATTATAGCATCTAAGAAAAATAAATTTTTTAATTATGTAATTTTAGAAATATCAAATAATTTAGAAAATAAATTTTATTATCCAAAAGATTATTATATAATTTGTTCTACTGGTCCTATATGTTTTTCAAAAGCAATTTTAAATTATGTGATAGATAATAATAATACGGATATTAAAATTTTAGAAGATAATTATTTGGAGTCGTGTAAAATAAGTGATTTGGACCACTATAGTAAAAAGGGAAGCTATATAACACATATACATAATTCAAGTTGGACATCGCCCCTATTTAAAATTCATTTTGAAATGGTTAGAATAATAGAGAAAAAGGGGGTAATGGGTATTGTATTAATAGTAGTATTAATAATATTATTTATCTGTGTAATTAAAATATACTAATCTAATTATTGTATCTATAAACACCATATAAACTAAGAAGCAATACGATAATCAGTATGATATATTTATAATTCCAAGATGTTGAGTAGATTTTTTGATAATTTTGAATAAATTTATCATATGATACAGTCGATTTTTTATTATCTATATTTGTTAGGTTATGAATTTTGACTAACCATTTACATAAACTTTCTTTAGAATTTAAATGAAATCTTACTGGATATTGTGATAAATGTTTTTTAAAGTTTGAATTACATATATCGCACGGGAGAATATCAGGCAATCTATTAAAAAAGTCCGAGTATATTTTTTTTATATTTGTAGTTGGTTTATCTGGATAATTTAATGTTATAGAATGTAAAAATAGCCAAGCACCAGGCCCCCATATATTTGGTTCCATATAATATTATAATACTATAATATTATTTTTAATAAATACTTAAATAGTATTTAAAGATATTAATTAGTTAATAATGAATTTAGTAATTGATAAATCCGAGCAGGGATTAAATATAGAAACTAAAACAAGTTATGGAATTATATTATTTTTTAATTATAAAAATATGTTAAAGTTTCTATTAATAAGAAGAAAAGATAGTATTGAGTATGTTAATTTTATAAGAGGTAGCTATTCATTAAATAATATAGGAACTATACAAAAAATGATTAATTTAATGACGATGGATGAAATAACGAAAATAAAAACATTATCCTTTGCGGAACTGTGGGAAAATCTATGGATGAAATCGTTAGATATGGATAATTTAAAAGTAGGTCATCGAAAAAATTATGAAAAGGCACTGCTCAAATTTACAGAGTTAAAAAATAGTAATATGTTAGATAATATGTTAGACAGTTATACATCAAATTGGTCCGAAAGTGAATGGGGTTTTCCCAAAGGTAGAAAAAATCCTGGTGAAAGCGAAATTCAAACAGCTATACGAGAATTTTCAGAAGAAACAAATATAAATACGAATTACTACATAATATTAAACTCTAAAAAATTTATAGAAGAATATATTGGAAGTGATGGGAAAAAATATAGACATATATACTATTTAGCAAAATATACAAATATAGATGTAAACTTATCTATAAATCCTTTAAATCGTGCCCAGATAACTGAAATTGGTTGTTTAAAATTTTTAACTTTAGAAGAAGCGTGTCATAATATTCGTAATTATCATGTAGAGAAAAAAAAAATACTATTAGAAGCTTCTAAATATATTATAGACAATGAATTGTTTAAATTGAAGCCTTATAGTATAAATAAAAATTTATAAATATATTATAGTATAATATAATGGAATATGACAGATATTCGGAAACTGAATTAGAAGATTTAGTTATATCAGACCAAACTAAACTTAATTTAATACGGGATGTAGTGAGAATAAAGTGGTGGGGGTTATTTGATACATTAATTAAAAAAAAGTTAGAAATAATTGGTTCTAAAGGTGGTAATGAAGATAAGATCATTTTATTAAAGATAGAAGTATTAATAAAGTTACTAAATGTAACAAATAAGCTGATATTAAATGCTGAAAATGAGATCGTTAGAAAATTATATGAAATAAAATTAGATGTTATTAATAAATATTTAGAAGAATATACTATTTATGCCGAGGAACATAAATATACAGATGCTGAAAATATAGATTTTAATTATTATCCAGAATACAGCGATGTATTGTTTAATAAAAAGATTTTTGAAAAAAAAGAATTTTATGAAAATATGATCCCTAAAATGAACAGCGATACATTTAGTGGTAAAAAAAAATCGTTTAAGCGTTCGGCATCCCAAAAATTTGTAAAGAATTTTATCTCAAACAATACACCTTATAATGGAGTATTATTATGGCATGGTGTAGGTGTTGGTAAAACGTGTGCAGCCATATCTATAGCAGAAAATTTTAGGAGTATTGTGTATCAAAATGATAAAAAGATATTAGTTTTAACACCTTCCGACACAATCCAACAAAATTGGAGAGATGAAATTTTTAGTATAGAGAAGGAAAATAATAATTTTTTAAATTTAAATGTTCAATGTACTGGAACTAAATACAAGGATTCTTTATTGAACTTTAAGGATAAAACATATAAGCAAAAAGTATTAATGGCAAACCGACTAATAAATAAGTATTATGAGATACAGGGTTATCAGAAATTGACAAATGAGATCGATAATCAATTTAAGTCTTTTAAAGATTTTTATAAAGAGAGTTCATTGGAAAATAGAAAAATAAAGTATATTAAGGAGAAATTTTCAAACCGAATTATTATTATGGATGAGGTACACGTTACAAGAGAAGGTGGGGGTAAGGATGATAAGAAATCGCGACCTTATTTAGAAATGATCGCGAGATATGCTGATAATACTAAAATTATATTATTAACTGCTACGCCTATGTATAATATTTCCAAAGAAATTATATGGTTAATAAATTTATTATTATTAAATGATAAACAATCCCCAATAGAAGAAGAGCATATATTTCAAAAAAATGGTATTGACATCGTTAAATATCCGGAAGATAAGAAGGGTAGACAGCCTAAAGCTCTTGAATATTTAATTAAAAAATCGAGGGGGTATATATCATATTTAAGAGGAGAAAATCCATTTATATTTCCTTTAAAATTAGAACCAGAGGATAGATTGTTGTATACCCCAAATCCTACATTTAAAACTGAAAATAGAGAATGGAAAGAGATGGAGGATGCTGAAAAGATTCATACAGATAACATTAGATTTTATAAAAATAGTTTAAGTCTTTGGCAATACAAAAAGCTCGAGGAATATTTGGTGAATACTGATTATGGGGATGACAGTGTCAAAAAAATGCAATCTAGTTTTTCCAGACAACCTTTACAGGCATCTAATATAGTATACCCTAAATGTAATATTAAAGAAGGGGAACTTGAACAGGGTAATATTGGAGAAAAAAGGGGATTGGAAGGGGCATTTAATGTGGATGAAGGGAAATATGCTTATAAAAACGAATCAGGGGTAGACTTAGGGAATATAGATAACAGTGGAAAAGGGTTTTTACATATAGATTATGTGGGAAAATATTCGAAAAAACAAGAATCTATTATGTCAAATATATTAAGCAGTCAGGGTATTGTATTTGTTTATTCGCAATTTATTTCCCACGGTATTAAACCTATGGGATTAACCTTAGAAGAAAATGGTTTTAAGCGATATGTAGGAAATGGTAATACAGATAATTTTTTAAGCAAGAAAATAAATATAAATGATTGCTTTTGTGCTTATCATAAAAAATATTATAGGGATTTAAGTGTGGATGAAAGAGTTAATTTTAGACAAGCACACTATATTTATTTAGATGGTCAACTTAAAAAAAAACACTTAGATCAATTAGTGAGGGAGGTGCGTGGGCAAGTAGTAGGGGATGATGGACAAGTTGTTAAGAATGATGAAGGAGAACATATAATGGTAATTTTAGGTTCTAGGGTTATAGAACAGGGTATATCTTTTTTTGGTGTTAGGGAGATACATATAATGGATCCCTGGCATCATTTGAATATGATGGAGCAAGCAGCTGGTAGAGCTATAAGACAGCGATCTCATTTCCATTTACCTAAAAATAAACAAAATGTTACACTTTATTTACACGTGGCTTCTTTACCAGAAACATTGATAGATACTGGCTTTGAAACCAGTGATGAACGTGTATATAGAAATGCTTATTTTAAAAAATTTAAAATGGCTGAAATTGAGCGGGTGTTAAAAAAAAATGCTGTAGATTGTGCATTAAATAAAAATAGTAATATATTTAACGAAAGTTCATATCCAGATAAATCCACATTATTAACATCAAAGGGAAAATCTAAGGAAGTGGTCATATATGATAAAGATAAAAGTTTAAAATGTGATTTTAGAGAATGTGATTACAGTTGTGACTGGGAGTCAGATCCAGATTATAAAATAAATACCGATACCTTTTCAAATGATTTTATGCTCGATACAGTGGATAATATTAAAGAATTTATAAAAATAATATATATAAATGAATATTCGTATACATTAGATAATATTATAGATATTATTCACAAGGAGTATAATGCAACTTTAAATAAAGATTATATATACATCGCATTAGACGAATTAATTAAGAATAAGGAAACAATTTATGATATGTATAATAGATTGGGATATATTATATACAGAGGTGGTTTGTATATATATCAACCTGTTGAAGTTGATGATATAGATATACCTTATTATTATAGGAGTAAACCAGTAAATAATCGAATATATAGTATAGATTTGGAAAATACCACTGAAATGAATACAATAAAGGCAGTGCAATCCAAAAAAACTATACAAAACGAGAAAAAAAAAACTAGAATAAAAAAAGTACGCCATGAAAACATTTTACAAACGATACAAAAAATAAATAAAGACTTAGACTATACAAGTGTTAGTGACTATATCAAATCAGAATATGGTAATTATCCCGAAAAAGATCTAGATAAAGCCAGCTATCATATTCCAACCCAAAAGGATTTGATTAACATATATCTATTTTATACAATAGATCGCCTTTCGTATCGCGAGAAAGAGATTTTATTAAAAGAATCTTTAAAAAGGATTATTAATAATGGTAATAAGCGGACAAATGAGATAGATGATATTGTTTTGTTATATTTTGATAAAGATTTAAACAATCCTTCAGATAAATCATATTCTATTTTTAGAGTTAAACGAGATAAATTAGAACGTATGGGTAAACGATTGGAAGCGAGCAGTTTTAAAGGAGCTGATTTTCCAAAGTATTTTCGTATTATAAAACCAAATCATACACAAATTTTTTACGAATATGATAGTGATTCAGGGGAGTTTATAGAAGCTATTTCTTTAAAGCCAGAAGAAGAAGAAGAATTTAAATTAAAGCCAAAGGATTATGTATTAGCCGATAATAAATCATTAATTTATGGTTTTTTAAATAAAACACCCCCAACTTTCTATATAGTTAATAATACAGGATATGTGGTGGAAACTAACAGTTCTGGAACATTGAAGAAAAAAAATATAAGAAGTGGAGCGATATGTGGACATGGTATGGAAGTAACATCTATTAAACAGATCACACAAACAATAAATACAATAGTAGAACATAAACATTATGCATCTTTAAAACCCAAGGGGGTCCGAAAAAAACAAACCTCTAACAACGATGGAAAAAGTTTATGCCAAGAACTTGAATTTTTATTAAGATATAGACAATATAATAGAACACCAGAAGAAATCGCTGAAAATATAATATGGTTCTATAAATTTGAAGAAATTGTTTAATTAAATTTGATTTTAATAATATAATATTATATTATATTATTAAAAATGTCTCTTCAAAATGTATTTTACCCATCTATTATTGATTATATACAGGAATTATTTCCAAATGAAGTTAATGCCCATGCCGATATTAATACAATTTTATTAGAAAAAGTTAAAAATTCTATAGGAGATAAGTGTTCTAAAGAAGGCTATATTAAAAAAGAGTCTATAAAACTAATAGATAGAAGTATAGGAAAGATAGTAAGTTCGCATTTTAATGGTAATATAATTTTTAATTTAAAATTAGAGGTGGATATTTGCAATGTAACCGAGGGAAATATTATTAAGTGTAAAGTTGCTGGAATAAATAAGGTTGGAATTATGTGTGAAAAGAAACCCCTAATAATTGTTTTATCCAAAATATACCACGAGCATAACTTAGAGAAATTCGAAAGTATACAGATTGGTGATATTATAGATGTAGAAGTCATTTGTTCTAGATTTGAATATAATGATAATGAAATAAATGTTGTTGGGAAATTACTAGATATTTAAATGTCCCGAAATTTTTAAAAAAATATTTTATATATTAAATGTCTAATCAAGAGTATTCTACCGATGATAAAACAAAATTAAAACAAAGTATCGAAAAATTAGAATATAACCAATTATGTCAAATATATAATATAATTGCTAAAGACACTGATAAAATTTCTGAAAATAATAATGGAGTATTTATTAATTTAAAATATTTAAATAATGGTACAATGGATAAATTATTTAAATTTGTAGATTACTGCCATAAAAATAAATCATCCGCTATTCTTAAAAATTTGAATAATGACACTTTGAATAATGACACTTTGAATAATGACACATTGAATAATGAAACTTTAAATAATCGCACTTTGAATAATGACAATTTAAATAATTTAATCGAATTAAACAGTGCTGAAACAACCAGTTTATCAGATGTGGACCAAGAACAATCAGCAAATTATTTTAATACTAGTGAAGTATTATCAGAAGAATATAATTTATATAATTTAAATATAGGGGGTGGAGAAAAAAATTCTGATTTTATATTTAAAAATTATATAGATAAATTATCAAGCAATAATTTTAAAGAGTTTAATGAAAATACTGATAAAAAAATAGTTAAACCATCTACTAATAATAATAAAATTAAATTAAATGGAGTAAAATATCGATTAATTAAAAAATGTAGAGAAATAAACAAATTATCAAATTCAGATATAGTTGAAAATATTATAAATAATTTTGGGACAGACGAAGTAAAGGTAGATTATAATGATTATTCATTAAATGAACTACAGGAAGAATATTAATTTTTTATACTACCTTTTCCTTTACCCTTTCTTTTCCCTTTTGACCTGCTATAGGTGGTAAATAAGTTGGAACCGCTGGTAACGAGTTGAGTTCAAGTCTTAATTCATCAATTTTAATTTCTTCAGCTTCTATAATATCTTCTATAGGCATATTAATATCTATAGATGATCTGGTCCCTCCGGATGGATAAATGTTTTCGATTAAAAAATCTATAAAAAGAGCTGACACACTCGCTACCATATCCACTACATATTTTGTTTTACTATCAGGACTCATAAAGAATTGGACATTTGTAACCCGTAATTCTCCAATTCTTTTATAAATATCACATAAAAGATCCATATATTCTCTTAATTTATTTACAAATTTGGGGCTGTTTGTCAGTTTTAAAATTAATTTACTTGGATTTTTAACTTTAATTCGTAATCCATCCAATTGTTCTCCTGTTATTATAATTTTACCCTGCAACAGATTTATTTTTTTTGTTTTCTCGGTATACATGCACACATTTCTTGCCATATCTTTGTATGGGTTTTTATATAGTTGTGTTGGTTTAATATTATGGGGGGCGGGTGCAATAGATGGTCTGGGCTTAATATTAAATTGAGGGGCTTTGGGTTTAAATTGGGGAGGGGGGTTTGGTGCTTTGGGCTTAAGCATTGCCCTTGCCTTCGGATGTTTTGCCCAATGTTCTGGTTTTGGATTTTTTAGTACTAAGGGACACGTTGATTTATTTACACTATCACTGCCACATTCTGAACAACCCATTATATAATAATAGTATATTATTATTAAAAAATAATATTAATAAATAATTTTAATTAGAATTATTAATTCTAGAATAAATTATTCTAGAATTATTTTATATGCCGTTTATTTCTTCTTAATAACTAACTTCTTTTTTAATACATAGTTTTTAAGATCCTTTTCATACAGAGCTTTAAAATCATTTATCTCAGAAGACCACAATTGTTCAATAGTGGTTTCTTCTAATGTCGATACCTCTAACAATTTCATATCACGTTGTTTTGTCAATAAGTCGATTTCTTCCTCAGTCAATTTGTATAAATCCATCTTAAACAAGTAATCATAATTTATCATTGCATCATCCAACTTATTAGTTAATTTAGGATAACTTTTTTCTTCTAACATTGTCAGAATAATAGATTTCTTTTTCCCCCGAATATCAAGCGTATTACTAATAATTTCATTTATAAACAAAACCTTATATTTAATAATATTTAATTCTTTATTAAGTTTATTAAGTATATATTCTTTTCGCTTAACATACAATTCGTGACGATAAATAAACCATTCATCTATAATTTCATAAATAGTATTGTATTTATGTAATCGCCTCTTAGTATTAAACAACCACATATTTGTTGTGCTTAATTTTGTCGTTAATTTTAACTGTTTGGCTATGTGCGTAACAGGTCCATCGATATCTTTTGTTAATAATTCATAAAGAGTGTTTTGATTAAATTTTATAGTTATATCAACCTTAGATTCAGAACTATTATCAACATACGATTTGATAAATTGTTTAGCCTCGTCTTTACTTCCCTTCTCTATAGTAGATTTATCTAAAAATTCGACATATTTTTCAGTCCATGACCCTATAGGTAATTCTGAAATATTTATCTGATCTTGTCCAAGAGTTGTAAATAATCCTTTCGTTATAAATGCGTTTGGTTCATATTCATCGATATTACCAGTAAACCCTCTATACCAAGGTTTAATATCACTGTATTCTTCACCCGCCAATTTTTTTTGTATAATGTTTGCTAAATCAATCGGATTATAACATGGTATAGAGGTACTAAACCCTGTCCCAATACCTTCAGCACCATTTACCAATACCATTGGCAATATACCACAATATGCTTCAGGTTCAATTAACGTTCCATCATCATCTAAATAATTATATAATGGTTCGTCCAACGAATTAAAGATTATTTTTGTCATTTTATTAAATTGGGTAAATATATACCTGGATTGGGCAGCATCCTTACCACCCAATAAACGCGTTCCAAACTGACCATCTGGCTGCAACAGATTGAGATTATTAGAACCCAAAAAGTTTTGAGCCAATCCTACAATAGCACCCTCCAATGACTTTTCACCGTGATGGTATGCCGCTTTTTCGGAAACATAACCAGCCAATTGTGCCACTTTAAGTTCATTTACCAAATTTCGTTTAAAACAACTAAATATGATCTTACGCGTGGATGGTTTAAGCCCATCTCTTATATCGGGTATACTCCTAACATTATCATATGTGGAATAATGACTAAGTTCATCATCAATAAATGTATTGCACGATATTTTATCATTATTGTAATCTGGTATTTTGTCTCTATCATATCCATTTAACCACAATTTACGATCATTCGCCCGGTCTTTCCTAAAAGCCAAATCAACTCGATTCGTTGTATAATCTCCACCCCCCTTTAAATTTTTAACGTGCTCTTCTTGGACGCTATCGTCTGTAACATAATTTACTATTTTCATATTTTTAAAATATTCCTTGGCTTCTTTAGTTGTAGAAGTCCCCAAACCCTTATAATACTTTATCGTCCAACCCTTTTTCTCTAACTTTTTCCATATTTCATAATCCTGTAAGGTGTAAAATACATTTTCTAAAGAATTTTTCTTTGCTTTTATAATAGGGGTAATCATCGAACAGATAAATCCCTGGTCCAATAAAAGTGGCCATAAATGATCAAACAGATTTATTAACAACCCTTTAATATGCGAACCATCTAAATCCTGATCAGTCATAATCATAATTTTACCATACCGCAAAGGCCAGCCTTTATCTAAAAAGGCTTTATCATAATTTTTATTAGATTGTAATCCTAAAATTTTCTTTATATTACTTATTTCTACATTCTTCAATATATCACTGTTCGAAGAATCCCGCACATTTAGAAGTTTCCCTTTTAATGGGAAAACCCCATATTTAGACCGTCCAATTTCCGCTAAACCCGAAATAGCCATTGTTTTAGCAGAATCTCCCTCTGTTAATACTAGAACACAATCCTTTGAATGCTTTGTTCCAGCCAAATTAGCATCCGAAAGTTTAGGTATTTTAATATAACTGTTCTTTTTACCATCGGTTTTCTCTAAGCTTTTATTATCTTTATAATTAGTTTGTTGCATAATTCGATCGGTAATATCCGTTTTAAACAAATTATCTATAAAACGATCCGATAACTCTATATAATGTTCGAATTTATTTTTATTGGTTTTTAATGTTTCCTTTGTTTGTCCATCAAATATGGGGTTTACAACCGTAGCATTAACAAAAACCTGTAATTGATTTTTAATATAGATACTTTTAACATTAAGTTTCTTTTTCTTTTTAATTAATGCCCCCAATTTATCTTTAATCTGGTCAACTATATAATCTACATGCTTCCCCCCCCTAGATGTATTAATACCATTTACAAATGATACTTGGTCGAAAATCTCATCCTTATTATATGTGGCGACAACCGACCATCCATCACCTTCTTCATACACCCTGGCACGTTCAGTTTTATCCCCTATATATAAATTCACATATTTTTCAAATGTTTTTTCTTGGAGTTTAGTATTGTTCAAATACACATTTAAATCTTTATCCGAACACGCCGCTATATCATAAACTCTCTTTTTCATTAAATTTAAATGGCTTTCATCTATATTTGTCATATTAAATCGCATAAAATCAGGATACCATACTACTTTAGTAAAGGCATTTGTGCTACATTTACTTATAACAGCCGTTTCTTTAACAGACATATTATCTCTAAACGTCTGGCATAATTTTTTACCCCGATTCTTATCAACTGTTTCAATATCCATCTGTTTGGAAAATATATTAGCCAATTTAGCACCATACCCATTTCTTCCTCCCCATTCTCTCTTTTCTTCATCATTATAATTTGTAGATGTCAACAGGGTTCCAAAAATTAATTCTGGTGGATAAATATCATATTCGGGAATAATTTCGATATCAATGCCATCTCCATCATTATACACTGATATATATCCTTTTTCGACATTAATTTCAATTTTAATATTAGTTACCTTCACTGCCAATGTATTGCCAGATTTTATTTTACTTAATTGTCTCTTAGAATGATCAAACGCATTTACCAATAATTCATCAAAACATTTATAAAAAGCAGGACAATAACTAAATTCAACGTTTTCAATTTTAATATTAGCCGCATCCGTATCATTCAACACATATTGCTCGGTTTGTTCCAATTGTGTGGAACCCACATAACTATCTGGTTTCGTTAAAACGTGTTGAATGTGGGACATCCGTTTGTATATATCAGATACATTACTTAATTGGCTTTGATTGCTTTGCGAATCAATACTACTGGTTGATTTTTTTTTAAGAATAACTCTTTTTTGACCCTTAGGTTTTATTGAAACTTTAATATTTGGCTCTGTCATTTACAACTATGAATAATATGTGTTTAAATAAAAATAAATTAATTAATCAAATTATTTTTAATATTGTTTAAATAACAGTCCCTGACCTAACATTGTTTTTAATAAATGTTGTCCAATTTAAAAAGATCTTTTCGACCCAATCAGGCAAATCATTAAATGTGGGCAACCTTATTTCAAGCTCTATATCTGGATTCAAATCTAACAGCTTCCCCAATACAATACCCTTTTCTAATGTCTTATTTTCTAAACTGACTTTAAGAACAAAATCATCATAACTATCCCCCCAACGCATTGAAACATCTTCTACAAAACCTGTTTCTATTTCACCACTGCTACGTAAAATTTTAATATCACGATTCTTTAAATTATGGTCAAATATAATTTTATGTTTATCCCAAAACATAATCTCTAAAAACTTTAAATATTTCTCACTTGATTCATGATAACAAATATTTCCAGCACAATGATGCAGTGAAATAGCTTCTGTCCCACGCAACATAGCCATATTTAAATCCCCCCCAGCGTAATATTTACCAGATAATTCATCATAATTACATCGTTTAGACGTAAAATTAAAACATCTAAACAGTAAAATCTCTAATCTGTCTTTTAATTCCATATCGGTATTTAATAGTTCGGTTCCCATTGAACTTGCTATTATAGTTTTTTCACCTTCGTCGGTTATAATTTTTTCCCCTTTCCAACTTTTTATTAAGTGTGTATTATCATCAACATCTATACGAACAGAATTCATTTTTAATTATTAAAATTATTATTAAAAATAATCAAATTATTTTTAATAATATATCTGTTTAACCATTGGGACATATCTGTTTAACCATTGGGACATATCTGTTTAACCATTGGGACATATCTGTTTAACCATTGGGACATAACCATTGGGACAATATTAAAGATATCATAACCATTATCATAATAGGATATGTTTTTAATATCGGTAACATTATATCCATTTTGTTCATAAAATCCTATTAAATTATTTGAAACATATGAATTTTCCCAAGCGCTTAATCTAATTGTATTAATATTATATTTTTCAATTAATATAGTTTCAGCATTTTTAATTAAAATAGAACCATAGCCAAGCTTTTTAAAATTATTATCAATTTTAATATTTATTAGATACCCTGTTTCCAACTTACTTGTAAATAAAAGAGTTCCTATTTTATCTAATGTCTGATTACAAATAAGAGACAGTTTATAATTTTGTTTGGTTTTTTTGAGCAAGTGTCTGTACATAATAATTTAATAGTATTTAATAGTATTTAATACTATTAAATTATTTTTAAACTAATAACTGTTTTAGATATTTATCTATTATGCTTCCTCCTCGCTGTGTATTTATGTTTATCTGTTTCTTTGTTATGGGATCAAAAATATAATTCCAATTATTACCACCGGTTAGATTATTGGTTAGATTATTGGTTAGATTATTGGTTAGATTATTGGTTAGATTATTACCACCTGTTAGAACACCCGTTAAAACACCTTTAAATTTTTTGTTAAAATTTTTAGTATACATTTTTTTAAATAATTTTAAAATATTATTACGATGGATTATGTTCTGGTCATAATTAAACAAACCATACATATTTTCATTGCCTTTTAAATCGGTAACAGGTTTTGAAGGCCATCGTGAAACAGGTTTATCTAAATTTAAGAATTTACCAGATACTACATTTACCCCTCTAACATCTGCCGCTGATACGGCAATACATATAGATAATGCCTGTATTACATTAATTTCTTTATTATTCATAATGTGTTGTATTTTTAAAAATCGGTCTTTAAATGTATGTATATAATTGGTGTAGGCTTCTTCGCTGGTAATTTTCCCTTGTTGTAATTTGACTACAACACAATCGCCAAATTCATAATGCATTCCAATGGCAAGGGCGATAATTGCTAATTCTTCTTCAGTAAAGTTATTATTTAATAAATATTTTCGCAAATGTAGCCCTTTATCGCAAAATTTGGCTCTTTCGAGCGGTTGGATCCATTTTTGGGTTACATCATCTTTCAAACCTCCCTTAACAGATTCGTTGATATCAATTGTATGCGTGATAAATTTTCTTTTATCTAACTGTATATCAAATCCATCATCTGGATGACTCTCCTTCCAACCTGGATAAATTAAACTGGTATAATCACCATCACCTGCTTTCCCTATATCGTGTAAATAAGCAGATAATATTGCTAAATCTTTATATTTTTTAGATATAGGACGAGTCCACGGATGATTTGTTTTAAACCATTTTTGCATAGCTAATGCCGACCATATAGAATGATCAGAAACGTCATCTCCAGTATGAAAATTATAATTTCTTACACTGTAGTCTAAAAACGTATCGTTTATCTCGTTAACAATTTTGATCACTAACCTATCTTTTAATAAATTTTTTCTAATATAACCCCCGCTTTGATTATTCATTTTCTATATATAGATAAAGAAAAATTAATACACAATACATAACAATTCAATTAATTATCATAAATTTCATCTTCTTCATAATTTAGAATTTCCATATTATTCTGTTCTCGGATACACTCTATACTATATAAGTGACTTTTAATAAGAAATTGTAAGCCAAATGAAATTAAAAATAAACCAATAATAATATCCATTGAAAAAATAATGCCACAAAGAACAATAATTACAAAAAATAACGCATTGGGTTGTTTACAATAGTGCTTAATATATATTGTTTTGTTTCTTATATTAATAAAATTTACTACAAACATAATTAATAATACACTAAGATAAATAATAGATGACCATAAAATATATCCAGACATAAGATGTTTGCCATTATTATAATTAATGAAAGAAGTATTTTTAGCATGAAGCAGTATTTTGGGCATTACTCTATTAATATCAACCACGTATAAAAATAGAGTAATTAGGGACATTATGAAAAAATTTATAATGATGAATCCAGCAAGATTTTTAGATAGATGTTTTAATAATTTATATTGCCACGAAATTTGATGGATAGGTTCATTTGTAAATGTATAGGTATAATTACATTCAAAACATTTATTGAATGCCTCGCGATTATCCGCCAAAGTCCTCCATTCGTTTAAACAATTTTTATGAACATATTTAGATGTTCCAGCACATTTACATGGATATATTAGATTATGTGGCGAATCTGCGTCAAAACACAGTCTACAGTCATATGTTTGTATTATTGGCAATGTGTCGTCCATTAGTATTCTGTATAGAGTATTGTTTAAATAAGTATTATTTCTAAATACTTAAAATTATTATATTTATAATAGTATATAATGAAAGGTTATTTTGTTGCTTTATTGGAATTACTCCTCTTTTTTATGGGTTCATTTTCAATTAGGAAAACGTTTACTCAACTACAAACTGTAAATAAAGTTACATATTATTGGATAATGATGACTGTTTTAACTGGAATTTGGGAATTAGCATTTTTATTTAATTATAATGAAGTATCTGCCCTGTCGCAGGAGTTAATCCACGATGATAACCATGTTTGGACCAAACCAGGGTATGATTTAAGTTATATTCTGCCGTGGAATTTTTCTCCAATATTTTATTCAGAATATGGTGCGTGGGCTGACAGGGAATATATGAGTCATACAGATGATTGGAGCAGAATTATTGAGGGTAGTCATTGTTCACAATGCGCTCTGTTGGCATTATTCGCTATAATGTATAAATTATGGGGCAATCATAATAATTATTTAATAGCATTATCAGCATCAATGGGAACCCAACTTATGAACAGTTTCCTATATTTGTTTGCGTATTTTATTCAAGAACGGGATCAACAAAATCCAAACTATAATAATGCCGCATTTCCAGCTGGAAACTATTTAGAAAAACGGTCATTTATGTGGGTAAATATATTTTGGTTAATAATGCCCTTTTTTATAATAAACTATTATCTTATAAGTAATATTAAGAGTAGTAAGAAACCTGGCTATAGTTTAATGGAGGATTATAATGAACAAATAAAAACAATTCCAACTGATCTCTATTTATTATAATATTTATTTATAAAGAATAATTTAAGTCTGAATCCCAACTTAAAATTAAAAAATAAATACATAGTGTTAAAAATAGTTTATTAATAAAATATATTGATCAGATTGATAATAAGAATAAACAAAACAAATATTATTTAACAGATATAATAGGATTGATTAGGAAAAGTGAAAATAGAGGAATTGTCGGCGTTAAAAGTGAATACCAAATATCAATTAGAAGAACTAGAAAAATTATATAGTCAGTCTCATATAATCTCATTTGAACAGATGATTTATAAAATCCATTTTTACAGTAGAATTCTTCCAAATTATTTTATAACAGTTATTTTTTTTACTAATATCTTTAGCAACATTTAGTAATTTACGAGCTAATCCCATATTTCGATAATCTATAACTAAATCTTCAATATGACACACAAAACTTAAATGATGTATTAATTTTGCTTCTATTATAATTGTTATACTGGCTATAATTTTATTATTTATTTCAACCACATAAATACTATGATTATTAGATAAATGGTTTATACTAAATGTTATTATTTGTTTCAACAACGTAGACTTTCTATTAATTGGATATAATCTTTATAATAATCACTTGAAATTAGTTTTCGAATATTCATTTTATTTTAATATATATTATATGTGGAATTACAGCTCTTATAGGATATAATTCTCCCGAAATTATATTTACGAGAGCTTCAAAATAGAGGTTATGATTCAGCAGGAATTTCCTCTGTTATAAACAACTCTTTTGTTATTAGTAAAAAAGCTTCTACATCTGTTCAGGATTCTTTAGAATTGTTAGAAAATTATATAGCGCATACGCGTTGGACAACACACGGTAAGAAAAATGATGCGAATCCACATTCCACATATTAGTAATTGTGGAAAATTTAGTTTGGTCCATAATGGAATAATAGAAAATTATCAAATGCTTAAATATATGCTAGTAAAAGAAGGCTATCATATGAATATCAAAAGTGTGATTTTATCGTTACTTCTATAAAAAAGACGATAAATAAATTGGGTGGTTTAGAGGATTACGCAGATGTAATAAAAACATTGGATAATATCATTATATTAGGATGTGGGACATCTTATTTTGCTGGATTGCTTAGTAGCCACTATTTTAAAGAATTAACCAATTTAAACAGTATTCAAGTAATAGATGGTGCTGAATTTAATAAAAAAGATGTACTTAAATTAGGTAAAACTGGATTACTATTATTATCACAATCAGGAGAGACTAAAGATCTACACCGCTGTATAGAAATAGGTAAGAAAAACAATTTATTTATGATAGGCGTTATTAATGTAGTAGATTCTATGATTGCTCGTGAGGTCCATTGTGGGTGCTATTTAAATGCTGGTAGTGAAGTCGCTGTAGCATCCACCAAATCATTTACGTCAATGGTGGTTGTTTTATCACTAATAGCAATTTATTTTTCCCAACTACATTTAATAAATGAATCTGTTAGAAAACAGTACATATCGGATGTGTGTAAATTACCAGACAATGTGGAACAATCAATAAAACACTGTAATAATGCGTTAGATAAATATGTAGATATCTATACACATTCTAATAATATGTTTATACTTGGCAAATCAAAAGAGGCGGCGGTTGCTAAAGAAATAACGTATATTCACGCCGAAGGGTATTCGTCTAGTTCATTAAAACAAGGACCATTCACATTATTAAATAAACACTTTCCAGTTATACTTTTAGCTCCTAATAACGAGTTTTATCATAAATCGCTCAATATTTATGAAGAAATAAAATCAAGAGAAGCCCCCAATATTATTTATTACCGATAATAAGGAATGTTCTGTAGAAGATAAAATTGTTTTACCTACAAATACTACATATAGTAGTTTATTATTATCCCACTTCAGTTATTAGCATATAAATTGGCAATAATTAAGGGCATTAACCCAGATAAACCTAAAAATTTGGCAAAAGTTGTTACTGTGGAATAACCTATATGCTAGAGAGTCGAGTGGTATACTATTGATATTATACACTTTAATATTTCCATTATACACACAATTTTTATATTTATACATATAATGAATAATTTAATTATTATAGATACGGTTTTCGATATAATCGATAATATTATGCCTGGTATAATAGGGTTTTTTTCTGGCGTTGTTATTAGTTCAAAAAAAAGATTAAAAAAATATGTAAACTATTATAATTCCGTCAATGTTGCTATTAGATGGTTTTATTCCATTTTCACTCTATTTTATTTATTATATATGTATAATTATTTAGAAAAAAGGATTATAGAATCTAATATTTATATTAAACTGTTAACCGCATTGTTTAATATAACGATGTTATTTTATTCATCTATTAAAATTTTGTAGTTTAGGTTTAGTCTTTAATAAAAATATATTTTATATTTATTATGGGTAATACAGAATCTACTAGTCCAACCAAAAATATAGAAGTTGACCAAGCCAAATACCAGAAATTTTTAGAATATCAACAATCCCAAGAATTATTTAAAAAAATAAATAAAGAACAGAAAAGAAGCAATAAGAACATCCAAAATACCGATAATATTAATGAAATATTTACAAGCCAACATAGGTACAATACTAAAATTCCACAAAATACACATATACCACGAATGCCCACTATTCAAGAAGAAGAACCTATAAAAATTGAAAGAAATTATAAATCTAGAGATCCCAGTTTTACTAAATCTAGAGAATCCAGTTTTACTAAATCTAGAGAATCCAGTTTTACTAAATCTAGAGATGGGGAAAAACCCGTAGATGAATTTAATATAGACCGAAAGCGTTTAGACCCTTTTAAGTTATTAAAAAAGAGCCCTAAATTAACAGTGGATGAATTAAAACAGCATTATAAAAAATTAGTCCTAATTCATCATCCTGATCGAGGGGGTTCTCGAAACAATTTTAATATTCTCTTAGAAGCTTTAGATGAAATTAATAAATTAATTGAGTATATGAAAAGCGACCGTTCCCATATGGATCTTAAAAATAATTATACGAAAAACAATGAGTCAATGGACAAAACCCAAAATATAAAATTAGGCGATATGGCGAAAAATTTTAAAATAGATAAATTTAATGATGTCTTTAATAATTCAAAATTAGAAGATGATGGTAATAGGGGTTATGGACATATGATGGATGAAAGTATAAAAAATAGGGACGATATAGATATTGAAAATAATATGGGAAAATACAGTAAGGACACATTTAATAAAAAATTTAACTCTATAAAAAATGAAATTAATACAAATGATATAGTTAAATACAGGGTTCCAGAACCAGTTACTTCAAATACACTGTGTTATACTGAATTAGGCGATAAACCAGATGATTTGTCACACAGAGTCCAGAACACTATATACACTGATTATAAAAAGGCCTATGAAGATAATTATTTGATAGATCCAAGTAAAATAAACATTAGAAATTATAAGGATATAAATGAATTAGAAAAAGATAGAGAGCAGTTACAATTAAGTGATGAACAAATAATGGCTATAGAAATGGATAAAGAAAAGGAGGAGCGTAATGAATGGATGCGAACGCAACGGTTGCAAGAACGCGATAATTATCTATATGAACATCATAAAAAACAAAATAAATTATTTCTTAATTCACAATAATTTCTTAATTCACAGTAATTTAACAATAATTTGATTAAAATAATTATAAAATACTCAATGGTATATAATGGCAGAAAAACAATCAACTATTGGCGAGTATATAAGTGTAATATACACTTTAAAATTAATAGAAATTTTGGATAAATTAATAAATAATATTACTGTAAATCATTATAAATTAGAAACAATTAAAGTAATATCAAATATTATTATTACTCTTTCAAAGAATCTATATAATTCTAAACTAACTGATGGTAATATAGAATCTATTTTATTAAATTATTTAAATTATTATGATAATCTAAATAATCCTATGATGGATAATCTAAATAATCCTATAACAGATAATCTAAATAATCCTATAACAGATAATCTAAATAATCCTATAACAGATAATCTAAATAATCCTATAACAGATAATCTAAATAATCCTATGATGGATAATCTAAATAATCCTGTCTTGGATAATACCATAATAGATAATGATATACTGGATTTTATAAACGCTACATTAACTAATTTTGAAACCTTTTCTAATAAGGGAGACCCCGCTGGGATTGATTATAATACAGAGTTGTATGATGATAGTGATACAGACATTAGTACTAATAATGTAAATATACTCAAATATGAACTATTCCCAGATTATACCACTAAAAGAGGTAGAAGAACACGTAAAATTAATTATAAAATTTAGGTATTTCTACTTGATTCTTTCGTTACAATGAGATAGGGGCTATATGGCAAATTTATTTTTTTAGATACATCTATAACTTCAGTCTTGCTTGGCAATAAATCATAATTAGTTTCATCAAAAAATTGTTGTTCTAAATGAAGGGAAAATCTAAATAATTTTGTTATCCACATATTTGTTTCTAACATTTGTCCCAAGTTCATACGCAGTAACCAATTATTCCTAATTTCTTTAGATATTTTAGATTCATTTAAGTGTAGAAAATCAACCATTTGGGGATTTTTAAATAATGTCAAATTATTTGACACATAGTTGTCGGTTGTTATTTCTTTATTATTATAATCATATTTCCCATTAATATTATTTGTAAATATATAGGTATTTTCTACAGTATGTAGTTTATTTAGTAATAACCCGCTCTGATTATGAAAATAGTAGTTATGGTCTAATATTTTTCTTTGACTGTTTTCTAAAATTTTTTTAATTGTAGGATTAAATTTATTACAGGCAATAAATGTATCGTCAATATTATTATCTATATTTTTAATTAACACCAAATCGTGATGATTTAATTTATTTAATATAGAGTTAAAATTAGTTAAACATAATGTATCAGGCGGAACCCATAAACCTCCATAATTATATAATAAATTATATTTTATATAATTCAGCCGACTTTGTTTGTCTATTTTTTCATTACATCCTGGAAAATTAGGAATATATAAATTTAAGTTATCATCTGTAACGATATTGATTTTTCCCAGGTCATTATTTTTGCTTAGAATGCTCCTAATACATATTTCGCTGAGTGTTGAAATATTGTCTATTGTTCTTCTGCTGTAAAAGCTCTCCCATACTTTGGACGACTTGCTTTTATTTATATATATCCATATAATAGGTTTATTTATCAGATTGGAAAAATTCGATTTAGTGGTTTTATGATCGGGTAATATTTTTCTATCTAATAAAAAAGCTATTAATAATAGCAGTATTAATATATATGTCATTATAATACTATTATATTTTAAGTTTAATTAATATTAAAAAAACCTTCTAAGAAATAATGGAATGGAATATAGCAGACGACGAATTCATTAAAATAGCAGATAAATGCATCTCTCAATTAATAAATAATTATAATATTTCAATTGTTCCGTTAGAATATATATATAGAAATCTAGATAAAGAATTAAAAAGGGCTGGAATATTTTTAAAATTAAATAATAAGCGACGATCGGTAAAAGTCTATATAAAATCTAAATATAAAAATTGGATTCATTTTTTATTTGAGTTTGAAAATAAATTTATGATAAATAGAAATAATATTATTATTATTTAACGATAGTGTTACTCAAACGATAGTGTTACTCAAACGATAGTACTATAGGTGTATTTGTTGGAAGTTTACTAATAATCGGATTGTATATTTTAGTGTCGTAATTATCCAATCTATAACTTATAAACTTTTCACCTCTTATATATTTTTCATTAGAAATAATCGTATAATCTCTTGTTTTTAATATTTGCCTTAAAATAGTTATTATATTTTTTTCATTTAAATTATTTAAATAAGTACGCGCTTTACAAGGTAAATAATATTTTTCTAGTTCTGGTTTTAATTTAAGTATTTTATCTACAGAACCTTCATGTTTTAAATAATCCCGTGTAATAGATCGTTTATCTTCTAAACTTCTAAATCCATACACATTTAAAACTCTAATAAATAATTCATTGGGTGGGAGTTTTTTAAATAATTGGTTTTTACACATATTATAAACGTAGGAAAAAAATTGGAAAACTATGTAAATGGCGGCAAGTGCTATATTTTTTTACCACATAAATCTCCTGATTCATAAAATTTAAATTTCTAGAAATTTAAATTTATTTAATTAAAATTTAATTAAAATTTAATTAAATTTTAATTAGGAATCAATTAAAAATTATCCTTCAATTAAATAAACCTTTTTTTTAGGTAATATACATATTCCATAAAATAAATAAAGACTTAGAGCAATTATATAAAGCTTATATTTATTTTTACTAGTAATATAAAGCAAATAAGTGAGAGTTACTATATATAATATATAGTAAAGGGGTTCTCTATATTCAAAAATAGATTTTAGATTATAGTTAAATGGTGATTTTGTTAAATCAAGGGGTCTATACATTCCATTTTTAATATTTAGGTTTATATTAATATTTGACACATCGTTAATAATAAGTATAAATTTATATTTATTTTTAGTTATCTTACTAATAAGAGTAGTAACATCTGTGTTAGAAAGATGTTGTAAAACATCTTTAATAATATACAGTTCAGCATTAGGGATTTTATAATTTAAAAGATCTTTGCATATAAATTTTATATTTGGCTTAGTATATTTTAGATTATTTTCAACAACAGTTTTGACACTATCTATACCCAAATAATTAATCCCCTCCCAATCTATATTTTTGCCCAGTTGCCAGTCTCCACACCCCAGATCACACACTGTTTTAATTTTATTATCTTTTAAAAACGTTTCTAAAAACTCTATATATTTTGTATTATTAATGGGTATAGAACCTGAACCAGAACCAAAAATCCATAGATTATATTTATAAATAGTATCAAAGGGATTCATTAAATATAAAAATATTAAAATAATTAATTTAATATTTAATGATAATTATAGATTTATAGATTTTATTTATTCTATAAATAAAATCTAAATTTATTTTCTTTCTCTATAGTATAGAAATGGGAAAATATTCTGAAAATGACATTATTAAAGGCACTGAGCAAGTGCTTAAAAACGGTATGCTTGCTGGTAAAATTATGATAGATGGGCGAGCCCAATTTAGAATTGTTGGCTTAGTTGATAAAGCGGCACACGCGCGATCGGTTAAAGCTAGACGTCCTGGTCGTGCTAGTCAACAACTTTCACCGAGAGGCGCTGCACGTGCTTTTAACAGGCATTATAGCACAAGTCCTAAATATAAAAACGAAAAATCCCGAAAGGGGGCTAAATCTAGAGATCTTTGTTGGGATAACCAACCTACAGTAACAGATAGAAGATACAGTCGTTCACCACATCTTTACGATTATCCAGGTCGGGATGACGGCTCGCGTTGTGAAAATGTACATAAATATAAATCTGGTTATAGTCCAAAGAGAATGCAAAAAGGAAGTCCAGAAGCATTGGCGTGGGGGCAAAAAATGAAAGCTAAAAAAGGACTTGCAGGCGGGGGAGTAGGAGTAGGAGGGGGAGAAGGAGGAGGAGCTCGTCCAGTAAGTTTAAAAACCGCTGTTCGACTGTTAAGACAATACTATGATGAAAAATACCATTAAGTTATAGTTTAAATAGCACAATAGGTTCTTTTGAAATAATATTTCTAGATTGATCTATATTATTTAGTTTTAATTTAGAAAGTTTATTAAGAATTACTTTATCATTAATAATAGGGATAATTGGATTGCATTCGTGAAACCATAATTTATTTTCCATATCTAATTCAAAATCATCTGGATAATAATTAGATATTGAAATATCCTTTATTAACACATCTTTATATTCTTTTGGAATAAGGTTAAAACTCTGTTTTGGGATAACTAACACAAGTTGTTCCAGGGGGGTATATGGACTAGATTCTTCAAATTCAGTTCCATACACCCTTTCAGAGGTGTACATGACAAGATCTCTTAAACAAGGGGAAGAACGAAATGGGTAATACCATTTCCAGGAAGGACAGCCTTTGGTATAATAATTTAGAGTCCACTCCAATCCTTCCATATATGTTTTACAAACACTGCTAATAAATTCATTAGAATCAATACTATTATCAATATTAAAGTAGTATTTATAATAGTCCGTTTGCCAGCCTTCTTTTCCTAAATTTACCTTAGATTTTTTATATTTGAATAATAATGGATAATGTTTTAAGGTGTCGAGTTCTCTTTCAAAAGGACTGTCGTAATATTTCTTATATATTTTCCGCTTATTTATAGATGATTGTAGTTTTAATAAATGATGGTCTTCACTATTGTATAAATGACTTAAAATTTGGTTTAAAAATGTGAAATCTATTTTAGAATCATTTATTAGATAATTTTTTCGTATAGAAAATATCTTAATATATATCATTACCAAACTATTTATACTATTTTCATTAATGTCTAAATTTATTAGTGTTGGTAAAAAATCATTGCCGACTAAAAAGCATAGAAATACATAATCTATTATAATATTATTACTTAACTCAAAATCTTCTATTGTTAGTTTTAATCTAATTTCTTCAATAATATATTTTTTTAATAATTCTATAGAAAAGTATAGTAATGTTTCCATATCCACTTTCCCATAATTAACGGCTTCCCTTAACAGATAAATTTTACTGTCCAAACATAATGAAAGCATTATTAAATCAGCATCTAATCCATAAATACACCCCACATCATTTATATCGCCCTTTCGTATATAATCCACAATTTTATGCTCCCCTTCACCTGGAACAGATGTGTCTGATAAAATTATAGAGTATGTTGGTTTAAGTTTTTCAGTTAATTTTTTTTGTAGATAATGAGATAGTTTTAACATAAATAGGGTTCCCGGGGTTATCGCATTTGTATCCCAATAAGTATCTAATGATTTATTAAATTTTAAATGTATATTATCGATTAATCGTTTTTCTTTAGAACTCCGGTAGCGTCGCAACCGCTGTTGCTCCATTTTAGCACGTGGGGCTATACCATCTATAGATACATACAATAGTTTAGTGGGTTTAACGAAATCTGCTAAATAGGATACATAATCTAAAATCTCTTCAAACATACATTTTTCCAACTTAGATATAATATTAATATCAGTATTAATATTATATTTATTTAATTTATAATCCTCCTCGTGAAATTTAATTAAATCTGGATTGTCTTTTAATATTTTTCGACAACAAGGATGTATAAGACAATTTGCATCTAAGAATAGATTATCTATTTTTATCGTATCGGATTTAATAATTAGATCATCGTATTTATTAGTTAACCATCTGAAATATTTTGGAATGCCCATTTTTATATAAAAAATAATATAAACTTAGAACAATCAAATTTATATAATAATGAATGAATTTATAAATTCATTAAATCGCATATATCGATTTCTTCCTCATAATTTACATTAGATACAGGTTTTTTAACTGTTGCCTCTGCCTTTACCTCCTCCCCCCCTGCCTCAGCATCAGACAAATTTAAATCCATTGGATTTGTAAATGATACGTTTACCTGACTATCGTCTGTTTTAGTTTCGAAAAAAGTCCCATGTTTTCCAAACGATTCATTTACTTCATTATTATTAATTAAAATATTTACATCATCATATTGATATTTTTGAATCATATCACACATACCATCTTGAAAATCCCGCAATGATAGTAATACCAGATCACCCACCACGAACCACGTCCGCTGTCTTAATTTACCACGAACGTGCCCAATTCTTTGTTTTTTATCATAACATATAATATCAAATCTACAACTGCCCAACATTTTTGTAATATATCCATATTCTTGTCCAGGAGTTTTTTTTAAACTAGCGATATTATTTTTACCAGTTTCATCCCGCTTTCTAGCAAACTTTTTATGTTTATTACCTCCGTGTATATTTTTTACCATTGTATTATTATATTAATATAAATAAATATAATAAATCAAATTTTATTAAAATTTTCTTTTATATATTATTAATGTTATCATTAGCTCAATTAGATTATTATAATAAGCATTTAGATAAAATTATTTTATTGCAACGTAATATTCATAAAATGTGCACCTTTAAAAAAAATATTAAATATCAATTAAGTATTTTTTTAAAACATTGTGATAAAATAGTATATAATATTAATAGAACACACGCTATTAACGTTATAACTTATCTAGAATATAATAATATAATTACCAGTTTAAAAAATATTATATCTAAAATTAATGCTATTAATATGTTACCCTTAAGACACTTTTATAAGGTGTCAAATTATAAACTATTAATAAATATTATAAAATTAAAGTTAGAAATTATAGATATTATTAATAATTATGGTTCTAAATATATTCTAGATATATTAGATTTTAATTATAATTTACTTTCTCAAACAAATAAAACATATTTGAATGATCTGATATTTTATAATGAAATCTATATATGTACGAGGGTCTGTATATATAATTGCAAAGACAATGTGTACACATTGAAAAAACAAAATAATATAGATATTTCTCAAGAAAAAACAATCAAATTATCCAATATGGATGATTATCCAAAAACGGAGTTTTATGATTCAGACATTTTATTCTATAAAATACATGGATCCAAAATATATATTCCCCACAATGATAAAATAATTTGTCTGTGTGGATATTTTATAAATGACACATTAGATACGATTAAACAAAAACCCAAATTTAAGCAAAAATACACCGATTTATACCTTTCTATAAATAAATCGAGCAATAATTTTCATAACAATTATTTAAATCAATTATCTTTAAGAGATTTCATCATTTTTAAAAATACTGACATATTTAAAAAAATGATAGATTCATACAATAATCTCCAAAACATAAGGTCTAAACCAATCCTTAATTTAATAAACGAGTTTGTAGATAATGATGTGCTATATCAACGCTATATTATTATTATATTAGGGTTAGACAATGATATAATATGCTCCAATATATTATATTTATTAATAGACTTGTTAAAATCCAATGATGTATTTAATTATACCGAATTTTTCAATTTTTTACCCATCTACATTAAAAATTTAATCAACAATTTAAATTATAAATTAACCAACAAAAAAACCATTGTTATTGAAGATATGAGTTATGAGAAAAAATTATCACTTATTAATTGTTCAGATGTTATCAGATCGAAAGCTTCTATTAAATTAAAAGAATTTAATAATTCTAAAAATGGAGAAATAAACAGTAAAGCACAGCATTATTTAGATGGATTTATTAACATCCCCTTTAATATAAATAAAGAGTTGCTTATTAAACACGAACTCATTATTTTAAAAGATAAATGTAGTTATTATAACATTAAAATTTTAAATTATATCAATATACATCCACAAATAGATTTAGAGTTAATTACCAATGATATTAAAAAATCTATCAATAATTTAGATTTGGTGGACCAAAATCCATTTAATTTTAGAGTATTTTATTCAGGATTGGCAAAAATATTAAACCAAATAACTGATGTTACATTTACAATACAATCTCTGTTGAAAAATGCCGATGTTGAAACTTTAAAGGGGCAAAAAGTTGTTTCTATTAAAAGTATTTGTGAAAAACTAGCCATATCTAAAAATGGAAATAAGGGAGTATTAATAGAGCGTATATTGGCAACTAATATTAAATATAATATGATTGACTCTTTAAAAACAATATTAAACATAGATATTAACCATAAAAAATTAAGATGTATAAATTCTTTATATTTAATTTTGACAGAATCTAATACATTTTGGATAGATTATGATAGTAAATTAAAACACTATTTTAAAAATATCGATACATATTTAGATGAATCCGTATATGGTTTAGAAGCATCTAAAAAAGAAATAAAACGAATCATTGCCCAATGGGTTAATGGGGCTAATTCGGGATATGTTATTGGGTTAGAAGGACCACCGGGTATAGGGAAAACAACCCTAGCCAAAAAAGGTATAAGTAAATGTTTAATTGACAGTGAAAATAAGCAGAGGCCTTTTATATTTATTAGTGTGGGGGGGTCTGCCAATGGAACAACCCTCGAAGGTCATAATTATACATATGTGGGTTCAACGTGGGGTAAAATTGTGGATGGATTAATGGAATCTAAGTGTATGAATCCGATTATTTATATAGATGAATTGGATAAAATAAGTAATACAGCACAGGGCAAAGAGATTATAGGAATTTTAACACATTTAACCGATTCCAGTCAAAATGATCAATTTACTGACAAATATTTTTCTGGAATCCCCATAGATTTATCAAAAGCGCTCATTATATTCTCATACAATGACTACAATGCTATTGATAAGATTCTAATTGATCGAATACACCGAATTAAGATTGAAGCATTAACGCTGTACGAAAAAATAGTTATTGTTAAAGATTATATATTACCAGAATTGCTCACTACAATCGGCTTAAATAAAGAATATATAGTAATGGACGAATCAACTATAAAACATTTAATAATAACATACACATGCGAAGCAGGCGTGCGTAAATTAAAAGAAAAATTATATGAAATATTAAGAGAAATTAATTTAAATTTTCTAAGAAACAGTTTAGAATTACCCGTAATAATTGATATCGGTTTTATTGACACGTTGTTCCAAAATCATAGCAGACATATAATTAAAAAAATAAATACGAATCCACGGGTAGGAGTAATTAATGGATTATACGCTAGCACAAGTGGTATAGGGGGTATTACTATTATAGAAGTATTTAAAAAAATATCATCCAGTTTTTTACAATTGGAATTAACGGGTCATCAAGGGGATGTTATGAAGGAAAGTATGAGTGTTGCTAGAACATTGGCATGGAATATGTTAACTAAAGAATTGCAAGATAAAATTACACTAAATAAAAATTATGGAATACACATACATTGCCCAGACACATCCACGTCTAAAGATGGACCTTCGGCAGGTGTGGCGATAACATTGGGTATTTTATCCTTACTTACTGGTCTAGAAATTAATAATAAAATAGCGATTACTGGAGAAATAGATTTAAATGGAAATGCAATGAAAATTGGTGGATTGGAAGCGAAAGTTGATGGGGCTAAGCAGGCAGGCGTTAATATAGTGTTGTGTCCTTTAGAAAACAGCGAGGATTTAGAAAAAATCAGGACGCGTGATTTCCCACCTGAAAACGATACCTTTAAAATATTTACAATAAATACACTTTTAGATGCTATAGATTATGTTTTTGATAAATCTATTTATAAATATTTAAGTATTAATTAA